GGACCGTCCGCTGGTAGCAGTTCGTTGAACGCCTGCGCTTGAAACTGAACCGCTGCTTCTGCCAAAAGCGGGTGTGTTACACCGGTCGCACCCCGAAAAGGCTCTGTTCGCTCTTCATAGTTGAAGCCAAGCAGTTCAAGGCCCTTGGAATACGCGTCTTCCCAATCCTGTCGGGATGCTTTGTTTGACCGATACTGGTCAGTAAGCTCGTTTGATACCTGTGCCAGCACAGAATCCGGCAAAAACTCCGCCAGATTGTCATAAAAATCGTCTTCACGGTCCCTGCTACGCATGGGATCAAAGTCTACCGAGACGCCACCATCGTCTTCTTGAATGATTTCAATGCCTTCAATGTCCGTGACTCGTGACATCTCATTCGGTAAAGCTTCTACCTCGACCGCTTCTATGTCTTCGTCTGACAGTGTACCGCCCTCGCGGTCCATCAGAGATACTTGGGGTGTGTCGCCGTTTGCCATCTAGCCTGTCTCCGATAATTCTACTACTTCCGGGGGAACGTCTTTACGACCACCAGGTCCTCCTGCCGTTTTTGTGCTTTTGCAAGTCGCCCTGCCATTTTCGAACGCTAACACATAACCGGGAGGACATTGGTACATTTCATTCATCGCCAAACCATATTGGCCGGGAGCAGACGCTGCGGCTCCTGTGTTCACGTTTCCGGTCGGAACGCCAGAGGTATCTGTGCCGGTGGTGCCTGTTGTCGTACCTGTAGTCTCACCAAACGTCAACGCAGGCCGGAATCGACTTACATCAGCAACCGGTTTGAAGACTTCTGCTATGTATGCGTTTTCTTTTTGCTCATCGGTCAATTCTTGGAACGGATAAAAGGTGCGACGGAATGTTTTGTCTCTACTGCTATCGTATCCCGAAGTAAAGTCGGATATTGCTCCGCTGACATCGAAATCAGGTCTAATGAGTAACGATTCCAATCCAGAGGAACGCGCTGCCTGTTGCGCTGCCAGTTGTTGTTCATACGCTGCTGCCGCTGCAGGGTTTGGATGGAAAGAACCATCGCTAGCTTGTGTGATGACAGCCGGAGTGTTTTGTTGCGGAGCAGGATCTGCTTGGGTCGTGTCGGCAGTCGTGGTCGCAACGGGGTCCACGGTTCCGAAGCGACCCCGGTCAATCACTTCACCAGTATCCGTCGGCGTCGTAAATAAATCACCCGCTTCTGTTTGAGCAACCGTAGCAGCCTGATCTATTTCTGTTTGCGTCGGGGGCGTGTATACCGAATCAGGGTCTGGGGTTGCGGCTATCTCGGCCTCCAGTGCGGATTGTTCTGCGGCCTGTTGTGCCGCCAACTGTTCGGCAGCTAACGCCTGTTGTTCGAGATTCTGCTGTGCCGCTAAATCGGCTGCCTGCTGTGCTGCCAGTTGTTCAGCGGCGAGTTGCTCCGCAGCCGCGGCTTCTGCCTGTGCAGCGGCCAATGCTTCCTGCTCGGCTAGTGCAGCGGCTTCGTCTTCCAGACGCTGACGCTCTGCAATTTCAGCCAGCACTTTTTCTCTTTCAGCGGCTTCAGCGGCTTCTTGTTGTGCCAGTGCAGCGGCTATCTCTTCCTGTCTTATTCGTTCTGCTTCCTGTTCAGCTAACGCAGCAGCCTGTGCAGCAGCCTCTTGCGCTGCCAGTTCCTCGGCAGCAAGTCTTTCAGCTTCTTGTCGAGCAGCCTCTTGCGCTGCTAATTCTGCAAGTCTTTGTTCTTCTGCGAGTCTTTCGGCTTCCGCTATTTGCGCTAGTCGAACTCTTTCTGCCTCGGCAGCAGCTTCGTCCGCGATTCGTTGCGCCTCTGCCTGTGCAGCTTCCTCTGCTGCGATTCTAGCAGCCTCTTCTTCCGCCAGACGCTGTGCTTCCGCTTGTGCAGCGGCTTCTTGTGCCGCCAGTTGTTCTGCTGCTAACTGAGCCGCAGCTTGTTGAGCAGCGGCTTCTTGTGCCGCCTGTTCCTGTGCAATACGTTCAGCTTCTTGCTGTGCCAGTATTTCTGCCTGTCTTTGGTCCTCCAATTCTGCCTGACGCTGTGCTTCCGCTGCTGCGGCAGCCTCGGCAGCTTGTTGGGCGGCGAGTTGTTCTGCAGCTAGTTGCTCTTCTCGTATTCTTGCAGCTTCTTGTTCAGCAGCAATACGAGCGGCTTCTTCAGCAGCTAATCGTTCTGCCTCTAGACGCGCCGCCTCTTCTGCGGCAGCTTGGTCCGCAGCAGCCTGTTCTGCTGCTTGCTGTTCTGCCCCAGCAATGTCTTCTGCGGTTATGCCACCTGGTTCTGTCAATAACATGCCGGGTTCGAAAGGCGTTTGGCCGGGGGCCGTGGCTCCCATTTCGGCAGCCCCTTCTGTTGTTTCAAAGCCTAAGAAGTCTGTTGGTCGTGAGCCGGTCAGAGCTTGTGCTACGGGAGTTGCCGCCGTCCTTGTTGCTATAGGGGCAGCAGCTAACGTCTCCGCTGCTGTCATCGGGACTGCCCCCTCTTGCGCCACAACAGTCTGATTTATCCTAGCCGTTTCGTTTGCTACGGGAACTATTTCTTCTTGCGTAGCAACAGTCTGATTTACTACAGGATCGAATCTAGGGTCGTAGATGGTACCCCTACCCGCCCTAGCCGCTGCGTTGGCTACGGGCACTATTTCCTCTTGTGTAGCAACCGGACTAGGGCTAGGCGTTTGTATACCAATATTTGTAGGAATTGTCGGAGGTGGTGGACGACCCTGGGCAAGAGCTTCGGTAGCGTCTCGATCTAACGTGCGCCGTGAGCCGGTAGGCGTGGATGCCGGTAAATTAGCTAGTGCAGCCGTAATTGCAGACTGATCTATCTCTGGGATACGCTGCGGTCCTGCAAAGCCAACGCCTCGCATACCTGGAGCACCACCCCGGAACATATTCTGAGGTGTTCCACGTGGAACACTAATCCTTGCTAGGGGTCCCGTGCTGTAATTTTGAATCAGACCGGACAGGCCCCTCGATAAAACCGCTCCCCCCATAGCCATTCCCGGTGGACGTGGCGCACCCGGAGGCAAATTATCCTCTATGTCTTTTTTCAAATCTTTGATCTTCCGTATTGTTTCCGTGCGTTCGCCTTCAAGGCGTTTACGGGTGGCAGGCTTCATGGACTCTTCAATAAGTTCTTTGGTTTGTTTGTCCGCTTTACTGCGTAATGCAGCAAGTCTTTTGACCGCTAGATCCAAAGCAAACTTAACCATAATAGGATTCCGCCGTAATCGTCATCTGTTTACCTTCGTACTCTCCCCAATCATCGTCACTGGGCAGACTAACAAAATTTCCTTGTCGATACCTCATCAACGCTTGAGTGGTACTATCCACCAAGTCGTCGTGCGTCCCATTCGGAAACGCAGCGCATTCCTCAATAACCTCATGTGCCCAAGATTCATCAGGAGCGTAGATCATGCCAGCTTCAAACAACGGAGACACAGCATGTGCTCTCGACAGTTTATCCGTACCTCGCGCTGGCGTAAAGTTCACAACAGGCACACCAATCTGTCTCAACTCGTGGGTCAGAGGGGTCCCTGTAGCCTTCGCTTCAATAATCACCGTCTCCGGTTCCCAATACTTATACTCCTCGAGTGCTATTTGTTTCAACTCCGGAAAGTCCCATCTACCCTTCTTCGCATCCAGTAATATCAGAGCCGCCGGTCCACCACCTTCCTCCGGATAAAACACTCCCCACGTCGTAATCGCACTATAGTCCGCTGTTTCGCGTTTCGAGAACGCCGTATCGTAGCTCTGTATTACATATTGAAGATTCGGGACACTCGACCCTTCCCATATCTTCCACCACTCGCGTTTCAGAATAGCTAGACTCTCGGACGTTGGAGCCTGCTGATATTGTGCGTTCCACTGATACGGGGGTATAGAAGCTTTTACACTTTCCAACTCTTCCCGTTTCCAGAACTCGGGCCACGTGGGTTCGCCACTCGGTAATATGGCAGGCAGTTCAACAACCTCCCACTGATCTGCGTGGGGGTCCCTAGCCATTTGACGGATCAGGTTTCCTGTCATGTCCTTCTCGGACCATCGGGTTTGTACCAGAACTATCGCGCCACCGGGCTGCAATCGCTGACGAGGACCTGCCGTATACCATTCCCAAGCATTTTCAAACCCACTCGCGGACATCGCAGTCTGTTCCGAGTGCGGATCGTCAATGATGATCAGATCACCACCACGTCCCGCCAAGTTCGAACCAACGCCCACGGCGTAATACATACCACCAGACTTCGTGTCCCACCGACCAGACGCCTTACTATCCTGTGACAACTGCGTGTTTTCAAAGATCTCCTGATAATCGTCCGTCTCCAAAAGGTTTTTGACCTTACGA